GAGTGCCATTTTTTCCCCTTTCCTTACGGATACTATCTTTGCCTTGCCTAAATATTTGAGCCACCTTTTGTTTACCCATTACTTTTGCTCTTTGCTCACCAACTGTAAGTATCTGTATTTTTCTCGCAAAAGGCTTACTGATTTTCTTAACTTTTGCAACCGTAGCTCTGGCGTCTGCTTCTGTGGCAAACTTGATACTAACGGTGTCCTTTGGGTTTTCATCTGTGTATAAGCGTCGGCCCGAACCTTTGGGTTTTTTGCCTGTTCCAACTTTAGGATCTTTTCTTTTTACCATTTTTTAACACACTTCTTAAAGTTCTAGCCTGTGCTGCATGCGTTTTACTAGCCTTTTGCAGACCTTTCATAACTTTTTTAATTTTTCTCTTCATTTAGTTAGCCCTTTTTGCTTTTCATATGTCCTGAGTCCTCCGATTCCGAGCATGCCGCCGAGAACAGTTAAAAGTGTACCCATATCAAACTCTGGAAGCTCTGGCAGTTCTGCACCAGCAAAACTTGCACCAAATATAATTAGATCTTTTAGGATAAAGTGATAGGCAAAAGCAATCGCGCATACCCACCCAACAGCCGGGCGCCAGCCGCCCTTGAATACAGATCCGCTCGCAGCTTCTGCTTTATTTATCTCTAACTGCGCAAGCAAGGCTTCCTGCGCATGTTTTTCAGACATGGTGGCTATCTCGTGAGCCAACTTAGCCTTTTCATCTGCATCCGGTATAAATTTATCTAACAGCCCTGTTACTGGACCTATCAGTGCTTGTAACATTACTTACCTCCTCTGTTCATAAATGCTGAAGCTCCCATGTAAGCAGCAACAATCCCGCCGCCAGTGATATAAAAAAGATTACTAATATCGGAAAGTGCCTTAACTCTTTCGAGATCGACAAAGAACATTGCACCAGTAAAAGCACCCATAGCAACCAAACTAGCAGTGGCCATACGTCTTTGCGCCCTTTGTTTGCGTAAATCATTTTCTAACTTTTTTATCTCTGTTACATGACTTAATTCTTCATCAGAGACAATACCGTCGCCATCTTCATCATATTCTGCATATATAGATTGTTTTTGTAGTTTTTTTTGCATCAATAAACCCTCACTTTATTAGGATCCACAAACGGCACAACCTTACATATACACTCATATACTTGTAGATCGCCGTCTTTCGTGTAAGACTGCTTGTTCAATTTGTCTCTGTAATCTATACAATAGTTCACGTTTTCAAAGTGTATGCCGCCCGTAGCTATACCGTTTAACGTACAGGCGAGCAAAAATGCGGTCATTAGATCAAATCTTTGTAATAGTTAGGATCGCCGCGGACCAGCTCTACTGCGCCGCCACCAGCCATCTTGATAGGCTTGACCTTATCACCATGACCTTGCTGTATCAAAAACTGCTCAAAGCTCATGGTATCAGAAGCCGGACCATCAAAAAATTCTTTTCTCAAGTCTTTTTCTGTTCTTTCATCACCTTTTTTAGCCATCCTATTTTCCTTTCATAATTTTTCTAATTTTTGCAGAACCTTTTGCAGCATCAATTATTCCGCCACCAACCGGTTTGGTCGTTCCAGCTGCTATTTTTGATCCTAGATTAGCTCCAATGACTTTCATATAAAAGTCTGTTGAAGCATTACCTAAATTTACTACTGAGTTACCATTTTTTTTAGCCATTATTGACCTCCTTTTTGTTGTTTCATTACTTCACGCCTTTCAGCTGCGTTGATCCTTGCAGCAGTCTGCTTCTCCTGACTTTCAAGTCTCTTGTCAAACTGTGCGTCTCTCTGTTGTACTTTCTGTTGCTCCAGACCCAGTTTAGCTCTATCAATCTCTGCGTCGTTCTGCTCGCCCTGTGCTCTAACCTGTAGCTCCTTCTCTTTGAGCTGTACCAACGGATCTGGTCCGGGAGCCGTGAGCTGTCCACTTAGTTGCTTGAGTTGTGACATGCCTTCGGCTATCAACTGTGCAATCCTCGCTTCTAACTCTAAACTCTGCATTTCCTGCATAGGCTGACCACCCGCAGCCGCGATCATTTCCTGAACTGCACGCTCATTGGCGCCAATCCTTACCTGATCCATAATATGCTTCTGTAGTGCCACAGCTATCTGCGGGGTTCCTGCAACAAGCGGTGTTGACCCGAAAACCATGTGGGACATAATATGCGCTTCATGCTCTTGACCCTCAAAAGCAACCAGCTGTATCTGGTCTAACGCATCTATGTTCTCCTGAGCCGGATCTTTCGGGGTAGGCTCAGGCTCAGGAGTTCTTTTCAATATTCTGTCAATATCTCTTACACCTAAAGCCTCGTACATATCCCTAAACACTTCGTACATGTTATGCATGTCAGGAGCCGCTGTCGCAAGCTGCATCTTGGTTTGAGCCAAAGATATCCTTTGCGCCTGACTAAATATATTAGGATTAGACACAGGGACTACGTCTACCCTGTCGTCAAAATCCTGTCTCTTGATCGTCCCGTCTACACCTGTAATACTGTATGGATACTCGTCCGGTAAGAAGTCCGCCATAACCTTAGCCAACAACTTAAACTCAAGACGCATAGCATAATGCAATCTCTTATGTACAGCCGACATGACCCGTGAGCCTTGTTCCAACATCGCAATAGTTGTGCCTACCGCTGCCTGCTGATTACCATCGCCTACCTTCATATCCGTAATCGTCGCGAATCGCCGTCCTGCATCAACCACAAAACCCAATAACGCCATCAAAGTCTGGTCTGGACCCTTGAACGGCAATGACATCAAGCTCGATCTTATGTCACCGCCCGGTGCATCAACGTCCCTAAACTCACCCGGTTGTAACGGCTCGTCATCATCCCTGATCCGTAGTCCGCGGGCCTTGAAACCAGCTGGTAAGTTCGATAATGTGCCTGCATCAATCAGTTGTCTTAATGCGGCAGTCGCGGTTCGTGATAAACCACCAATCGTATGTATTAGTCCTAGTCCGTAGAACCCGAAGCCCGGCAAAAACTTATAATGTACAAAATACTGTATTTTTTTCTTGTCTTCGTCATCTTCGTTGTAGTTCCTGCGAATTGACAGTATTTGGCCGTTATCCTGTGATATTGTCACAATATACGGTACCTTTATGCCTGTTGGCTCGCCATCCTCGTCCATCTCTTGGAAACCCTCAAGGTCAAGATCAACATGGCACTCCAATAAAGTACAGTCATAGTCTATATTTGATGGGTACATACCATCAATACGCTCTAATTCTTCTTGTACAGAATTACTGTCGCCCTGCGCCGGTATTACAGGTATATCCCTGTAAAAACCCGATAATTGCCTCTTACGAAGGTCATTTAGACTCATTTTGACGACATGCGTTATATTAGGGCATGTTTCTAAGTCAGATGTGTTGTATGGCACAATTAGGTTCTCAGCTGGTACAAACTTACTTACAGCTCGTCCTAAGTTCTCATCATAATAAACTTTTTTGAAAGTTGACCCTGCTAACGGCAAATAGAAGAGCATTTGGTCAAATTCAGGTGTATATTCCTCCATAACAGAGGAAATGTAGTAATTCATAAACTCTTTTACACGTTGTGCCTGATCTTCTTTTTCAGGGGTGCTTGAACCTAAGACCTGCGTTCTGACGGGTCCTCCTGCCGGAAGTAGCTCATTAAAGGCTTGCGCTTGGAACTGCGTGGCTGATTCAGCCAATAAAGGGTGCGTAACACCGCTTGCTCCTCTGAAGGGCTGTGCTCTTTCTTCGTAGCTGAACCCAAGTAATTCCAAACCATTGGCGAAAGCATCTTCCCACTCCTGTCTACCATTCTTGTTTTCTTCAAACTCACCTGTTAATTCACCAGAGATCCTACCAAGCTCGGCATCTGATAGCTGTTCTGCTAAGTTGTCGCCAAACTCACCCTCTGGTTCACCTACGTTCGGATCAAAGTCCACAACTACGCCGCCGTCATCTTCTAGTGTAACTTCTACTTCAGGCGAAGCTTCCAACACATCGTCGTTTATAGCCTCTGGTAGTTCTATATCTATTTCAGCCTGTAACTCACTTTGGTCCAGCTGCGATGGTACTTTGTCCATTATGCTTGCTATTGGTTCTCTTGCCATTTAGATCTCCTTTCAGGGACTATACCACGAATTTGATAAAAGGTTCAATACCTTGTGGTCTTCTGGTCATATTAACCGCTCTGTCTTTCAAACTTACGACGCCGCCTTCTTCCATCATAAAGTCAGGATCGTCAAATTTATCAGGATCCTTAGCTGCAAACGGACTTTGCAAAACCTTAGTGCTGCCTTTTGGTCTGTCAAACACTAACATTTCAAAAGATAGTTTTCCTTTATCTTCATAGGCGTTAAAGTAAGGCACATGTGTAAACCCTTCTTCTGCTAAATCTTTTGATATTTTTTCTATATATGATCGTATCTCTGATGTCGGTATGCTTGTTGTTTCAAGCAATAAATCATTCCTTGTAAAGGTCGTCTTAGATCCTTTTGCTTTTAAAATCTTATCCACTTCCGCGGCTTTGAAATCTATCAATTCACTTTCTGTAAATGGTTTATTAGTTTTAGGATTTAAAAAAGGCTTACTTAAATTAGCTTGTAATGGCACGGACCCACCTTTAATTTGTTTATCACCCTCTACAAAAGGAGAATCTTTTAAAACTATTTCACCATCTTGTGAACGCACACCGCCTACTTGACTAATAAACCTATCCTCCGCTGCCCTTGGAGTGGATGCAACATGGGGGCCAAAATCATAAAAAGCAAGTTTAGACCTGTCAAACTTTGTAAAACCGGGTTTAGTGGTGTAGTGAAATACGGGCGTATCAATTTTGCTGAAAGCCAAAGCGGATCTAACTGATCGTCTCTGATCTCCGATACCCCTACCACCCGGTATCTCTGTTACATTCGCATTACCTGACGCAGCTCGTATTACATCCTTGTAGTCTTTGCCACCTTGAACAACAACCTTATCGTAACCCTCTAAGGTATTCTTTATTCTGCTCATCTGGTCTGGGTCTTGTTTAAATTCACTTGCTCTTTTCGGGCTCATCAACTCATCGTAATTTTCTATTTTAGTATCTGATCTTATCAAACCATGTTTGGCTGACAAAATGGCTACATCTACGTTATCTTTCACGCCTTGCTTTTTCAAACTTTGGAATACGGGCCCCAAGTAACGGTCAACCGCTTTCATGTCCCCAACATCAGGACATTTAGTTTCGCTACAAGATAAAACAAGAAGCTGCCTGCCCTTCTTACTTTCAGGTGCAAACAAGCTGCCTGAACCTAAATCTATATCGTCAGCTGCCTTGGTTCCGCCTTTGGGAGGCTCAAAATCTGTCATGGCCATAACAGAACTGTCGGGACCTTCTGTGGCAAGCTTTGGTCCCATATACGGAATAAAACCTTCAAGACCTTTTCTAGCTGCTTTCGCTGAGGGACCCACCATAGGCAAAACACTTGCGATCCCTAGAGTGGCTAAACCAGTACCAGCCGCAGCTTCCAAAAAGTCATCACTTTGAATCATCTCGCCGCTCTGCGATAAGATGCCGGGCAGCTCGTATGCAGCTATCGCTTCTCCTGTACCGGGCAGAA